CCTCTTTTTATTGTTTTTACAGTATATACGTTTGGCGAGTCTGATTCCTTATATAATATGTCTATAGATATAACATCATCTGGTAATAATCTTTCGTCAACAAAATCTTTTATAGCCAGATACCTAATATTATTAACCATACCAAGATTATAGCTTTCTTTTGGTAAATAATTAAAATCTCCTGCTAAAAAAGCTGGTTCTGTAAAAGGTGAAAAAGCAGAATACTCTCCATCTTCATATTTATACCTAGTAGCAAACCTTGGAAATTTAAATTTAAAAAGTGGATCTGGTAATTCCAACTTAATATCCCATATATCAAATTCGTTTTCTATATTTTTTTCACTAGAAATAATTTCTATTTCCATAAAATCAGGATTACCAAAGGCTCCTGAATAAAATCCTGTAATTTTTGCTCTTACTTGAAAAGTTTTACCGCTACCGGTTGTTGTAAGTATTATACTATCTCCAATTAAAAAATCTACTTTTTCATCAAGTATTGGATAATTGTTTGGGTTGTTTGATGTAGTTACCAAAAAAGGATCTGTTATTATCTTAGCATTATCACCACCAAAAGGATTACCTTCATAAGATATTGTTGTTGCTATTTCAACAAGATTATCTCCATCAACATCTCCCCTTGTAGTGCTTTTCATTTCTAAAAATGGAGCAGATGGTGGAGATTTTTTAATAACAGTTATATGTTCTCTTTTTAATGGTTTACCAGAATCTATAAAATCACTACCAGAGTTTATATTTGGAACTGGTCCTAATATAACGTTTCTTACATAAAGCTGTGTTTGTGTACTAAAATCAACAGATCCTAATTTACATCTTTTAATATTTATTCGTTTTGGCTCTGTATTGTTATCAGTCCAAAATAATATACCATCTATAATATTAATACCTGTTATTAAATATGCTTTGTCAAAATCTAAAGATCTATTATCACTACCAACTTGTGTACCCATTGGAAATATATCAACAACAACAGGTGTTGTAGATTTTGTTTTATAATCATATTCTGCAATAATATCTTTACCAGCACCAGATATCATCCAGTATATTTTATCGTTTTGATCATCTACTATACTACCTACACAATAAAAATCAGGTGATAAAAAACCAGATAAATCTATGTTACCCCTTAGCGTTTGTAAAGCACCTAAATTTGAACCTTCAGACGTAGCAACTTCTACGTTTAAAGCATCTCTATATTCACCATTAGGTACCAATCTTTCATCTAAGTCTTTGTTCATTCGACCTAGATGAAGCTTGTGATTTAATTCAGGCATATTATATTAGTGTTTTATTTGTTTCGATTTACCCCTAAATATTTGAGTAATTTCTTCTAATTTTATGTTAGATAACCTAAGTTTTGCTTTTCTAGTTTCAGCAAATTTTTCTTTTTTATATCTTCTTATAACGTATTCAGGTACATCAACTCTAGCTGCTATACACCCATAAGCTATCCACTTGTATATAGCTTCTTCAGCAAATTTATGTACTTGCATTTCATGATCTTTTCCTAGACTATCGCTTATATACTTTAATATCACAGTTTTTCCTGATAAATTAGAACTAAAGTGTATTTTTCCTTCTTGACAATCTATATAGTATGAACCATTTGTTTGAGCATGTTGTGGATCTAAGCCAAATCTTCCACCTTCATTAGGCCAATAAGCGTCGTTTTGATAATCTTGATAATCACTTATATTGTTTTCAGCAGGCTCATGGCTTTTATACTTACCCCAAGTATCTGATGATTTTGTATAAGAAATAAAACTAGCTGTCTGCGAAGATAAAGCGCTAGTAGAATTAGATGATACAGTTATAACATTACCAGTTACGTCTTCAACAATAACATCTAATGTGGCAAAATCATTGTTAGCAAATTTCATGCCAACTTTTACATTACCAACACCACTAGCAGCTGTGATTTTATTATCAGCAGCAGCCCAAGATAATCCTGATAAAGTAAAAGATTCTTCAACTTGATCTACTAAATTAGAATTATCAATAACAAACGTTAAAGTTTCATCACCTGTAAATGACATGTTAGAACCTAAAGCATTTATACTTATAGTTGTAATTCCACCACTGTGAGATATTTCATTAACTATAACACCAGCTGGTATACTGTGACCTGAAACAAGCATACCCATAGCTATATTTGAATATTCTTTGTCTAATACTATATCGTTACTACCTTGAGTTAAAGTACCAATTGCTTGAAACTTATACTCTCCATCATCATTTTGTTTTATAGGTCTAGGATTAGACGTTTTACTTGTAGGATATATTACATGTTCAATACCACTACTATCACTCCAAGATAACTTTACATAATTAACATAATCTTGAGGTAATGGTATTGTTAAAGAAGGAGGTATTTCTATTTCTTGTGTTTTACAAGATTTAAACGTATCAAAACTTAATTCTTGTAAAGCTCTGTGAGCATGAAAACTAATATCAGCTCTATTTGTTTTTGAAAGTATTTTACCCTCACCAACGTATGTGGCTGTAAAGTTATCAATAACATCATCTATAGATATAAATTGATAACTACCAAAATCATTACCACCATAATATTCTTGTTCTGTTTGATTGTCTAATAATCCCATTTATTACATTTTTTCTTGTTGAATAGTTTTTAAGTCTTCTTGATCAGCTACTTGAACTAATCCTGGTTTGTTTAGTGTTATACCAGCCATTTCTAATATTTTGTAAACTACTTCACTTTCTTCAGCATCGTGTAATTGAAAATTAACTGAGTGAGTTGCATTGTATTGAGCTTTACCAGCAACAACAACATAACCCCATATAACTTCTTCTGGTTTAGTTATTATTTCACAATTGATACTCGCTGTTGGGTCTAAACCATTATTTGTAATAGCATCAATATCACGCCCATCTATATTACTTTCTCTATAAACAGGATTTTTATTTAATCCAGCTCTGTGAAAAGTAGATCTTATAAGGTTTTGAGATTCGTTATAATCAACTTTTTCTGCTAACTGCCCATTTATATATATTTTACCAGTTCTATAATTAGGTGGAAAAGTACCACCTGTTACTATTTGCACAGAGGTAAAACCTGTTAATTTATTTTTTATTAATTCAGGTATATCTGATAATGTAGTTTCATCGTTATCTATTTTTCTTTTTGCTTGATCTAAATCATAAAAGTATTGTTCAAATATAGCTATTTGAGCTTGGTTAGCAAACAAGTTAAATTCTTGAGGTGTTATATAACCTCTTTGTTCTTTGTTAGCTAAAGCTAAAACTCTTTGATATACTGTGTCTACACTTATCATATGTATTATTTTTTATAAGGAAATTTTTTATTTAAAGCTTCTTGTCTTTTTCCACAACCACAATCTTTTTTACCAACAGCTCTTGCGCCCATTCTAGCTAAAGAATCAATACCTGTAGCTTTAGTAAACTTAGCTATAGAATCTCCAAGACCTCTAGAGCGTAGGTTATAATTTTGTAATGTTCTACTCATATTAAATTTTTTAAAAAGGTTACCCCGAAGGGTAACCATAAATTATTATTTTAATCTTTTTTCTATATTTGCATATATTTCCATACCTTCATCAGTTTTAAACCAATGCGCTAAAGCAGTGTATGGATGCTCGTCAAATGGAACTGTCATTAACTTTCTATCATTAGAACCCCACATAAAAGTTCTTTGATCGTTAGATAGTTTAACTATACCTAACTCAACAGCTTTAATACCAAAATTTCTAAGCTGAACGTTATCATCAGCGGCTAACTCTAAGAACAAAGCAGGATTATTACGAGCAAATACTAATAAATCTCTTTTAAGCTCCTTAGAACTCATGTTAGATACTTCAGAACCTTTTTCTACACGCATAATAGCTTCAGCCATATCTATATCTAACTGTCTAGCCATTAATATTGCATCAGCTTCCATTTCTAAAACTTCTATTTCATCAGCAGCTTTAACTTCAGGCTTCCACTCTTCATAAAGAACATCTTTTGCTGGGTGATACAAAGATAACATTTTTTGTAAAATTACTTTCTCTGCTGGAACAAGTAAAGCTCCATTTCTAAAAATTATATGAGAAAGTCTTTGATCACCTTTCATTTCGTCAACAAAACAAGTTTGTTGATTTTCACAATACTTTAATTCTCTTTCAAAACCTTTTTCTTTATCAAACCAATAAACATTAGCTGATTTTATAGATCTTGATAAAGGTTTTTTATCTCCTTTTAAATAATAAACTCTATCTTTTATTTCCCAAGTTGGTTTTTTAGGTTCAACTTTTTTAGGTTTTTGTGTTTCAACAACCGGTGTCTCAACAACAGGTACTTCTACCTTTTCTTTTTTTGTTTCTTGTTTTTTTGCCATAATATAATATATAATAAAATTAATAAAATAAAAGGCCGAGGCCGAAGCCCCGGTCTTTTAAAAATAGTTTACTTCATTAACATAAAGTTGTTAGCACCTTGAGTAACTAAACATCTTTCTGATAACATGTGTATTTGCATCACATCTAAAGCAGATGTAGCAGCACCAACAGAACCAGTAACCCAAGTTTTCATTCTTCGGTCATCAGTTTGTGAAGCTCTATATCTAACGTGTAAGAAAGGACGTCTAACAGCTGCCCCAACAGTTTGATCATAAACTGAAGAAGAACCAGCTGGTATAATAACACCTCTTAACGCTTCAGATCCAGCAGTTGCATTAATACCACCTCTTGTAGCTTTGTCATTTAAGTATCTAAAGTCAGACTTATAGAAGTCATAAGAACCTCTTCGGAAACCAGAGAAACCTAAATTAAGTGCCATGTCTTCAGAGTTGTTAAATACTCCGTAAGAAGTACCACCAGCCCCATAAGAGTTCATTGCAGCTAACATGTCATCCATTGCTAAACTAGTAGCTCTGTTTACGAACATCATGTTTTCTTCAATAGCACCTTGCTTATCAAACTCAGCTAAAATAGCATCAAACTCAGCTAAATCAGTAGCAGCATTAACACCAGTAACACCAGTAGTAACGTTACCTCTTTGCTCAATGGCATAGAATAAACCTTCAGTACCAGCATCACCTTCTGGAGATAAACCTAGTTCACCATCAACATTAGTTGAATTAGAACCTGGAATAGACTCAAGCATTGCCATTTCTAAGTAATCAGTAAAACGAGCTCTTGTGTCAGCTTCAGCTTTTAAGTACCATAAGTACCCAGAAGCACCACCTTCAGAAGAAACTTCAACCCAACCAATTCTACCAGCATCAGATCCAGATACTTCATAGTAATCTTTCATAATGATAGGCTTGTTAGTAAAAGTTTTAAAGTCAGGCTCGTTAGCGCCTCTTGTAGTTGAACCATCGTAGCTATCACCTTTCTTAAATTCAGAACCGATAACTAATAAAGTAGCTGCACTAGCAGTTTCAGAGTGACCAGTTAAAACATCTTCGTCATAAGCTCTAAGACCAATAGCAGCACCATCAACAGCTGTAACTAAACATCTAGATACTTTACCTGGAGTTGAAAGTAATACGATATCGTGATTACGAACACCATGTGTAGACGTAAGTGCATTACCATCTATATCTGTAACGCTTGTAAATTTACCTTTTGCGCCAGACGAAGATACGTTACCATCTAAATCTATAGTACCTATTAAAGAAATATGTAATCTTGATTGCTCAGACCATATAACTCGATCAGAAGTCATTGCTTCTTCTGCACCTACTTGATTAAGGAAACCAGAAATTGTTCTAGGTCCGAAAACCTCAGCTTCTTTTTCCATTAACTCAGGTAAGTACTGTTGCGCCCAACCTTCAGTTGAGCTTGTTGTAAAATCGACGTAATTTGTAGATAGTGCTTGTTGCTGTGGAGCAGGTACACTATTCAAACTACCTCCTGCAGTAATTGCCATAATTTTGTAATTTTAAATTGTTATTTATTATTTTTAATTTTAAACTTCAAATCAGAAGAATCACTACCTAACACTTTAAACTTCATACCTCCTGCTTCAATTTTTCCATGAGCTTGTCGTGGATTCATATCTACATTTTTAGATTTAGCGACACTATCTTTCATAGCATCAGCTTTACCTTGTTCGTAAAAGTGTTTTGCAACAGCATCTGCATTCATTGCTGTAAATAAAGATTTATGATAACCCTTAGCATCTGATAATGTAGAATTTTTATCTAAAAACTTTTTAGTAAAATTATTTATATCACTTTGAGTTGTTTTAATCTCTTCAGCATTGTTTACGTTAAACCTGTATTTTTTATCACCGACATTGTATTCAAAACCTTTGAACTTGTCGTTAAAAACTTGATTAGTTTTTTGTGTAAAAATTTCAGAGTTCTTTTTAACTGTTTTTTGAGTTGCTTCTGACTCTTTGTTGTATCTATTAAAGAAATCTACAGCTTTTTGTTGTTCAGGCGTGAGCTTTGAACCAGCTTTGATTTCTTCATAGTATTTGGACTTTTGCCCGTCCAAGTGGCTTCTAGCACTGGCAACTTGCTCTTTTAATGCTAGTTTTTTTCTTTGTATTTCTCGTGCATCGTCTTCTTCTTCGTCGTAAGAAAAAGAGTCTTCCATAAGAAAGTTTATTTCTTCATTTGTTAAATGAGGTTTTGTTTGCTTGTAGTATTCATATAATAAATTTTGATCATTTAATTTTGAATAATCTTGATTAAGCTTAACATAATCACTTAAATCACCACCAGTTTCATCCATAAAATCCATTAACTTTTGTATGTTTTCTGGTAGTGGTTCTCCTGTAGCTTCTGCTTTTGCTACAGCCTCTTCAACTTCTTCAACCGTTGTTTCAATAGGCTCATCTTCTTCTTCAGTAATTTCTTCTAATACTGATTCTTCTTGTGCTTTTGCTTCCGGTTGTACTTCTTCTTGTTTTTCTGTGGGCTCGGCATCTTTAGACTCTGCAACCACTCCGCTGTCGTCAGCGTTATCTTCTTTAGTTTCATTTTTTTCTTCTTTTGGTGTTGGTGGTTTATCTAAGTTTACTTTTACAATGTTATCATCTTGTGGAGTTTCTTTAACTTCAACTTTAGTAACATTTTCTTTTGTAGTCTCTTTGACTACGTTTTCTTTGTTTTCTTCCATAATATAATATAATAATAATTAATAAATTTACTTAGGGTCAAACGAACCTAAATTAAATCCTCCATCTAGTATATCATTACCTGCGGATTCAAAGTTTTTAGGTGGTTTACCACTTTTTCTTTGGTCAATCATTTCTGATTGTTGTGTAGCTTGTATTTTTGTTCTTTCGTCTTTTCTATCTTCTTTTTCTTTTTCTCTATTTTTTATACCTTGTATTTCAGCACCTTTTAATTGCATGTTATATTGAAACTCTAAAGCCATTAACTCTTTTTTAAGCTGCGCTTCTGCTTGCATTTTTTGAGCATCTATTCTAGCTTCTATTTGCATCAACTCTGCTTTACTAGAGTTTAATGCTTGATTTTTCTGTACATCAGCTTGCGCAGCCGCTTGTGCAGCTTGAGTATTAGACTGTGTTTGTGCTTGTATATTTTCTAATTGTAATCTTCTATCTTTCTCCTCTTTTTTCTTTCTACGTATTTTAAGTAATTGATTTGCTAGTTTAATATTACGTGTTTCTCTAAGATCAATAGCGTCTTCAAGTTCTATACTTTTTTGTTGCAACGCCATTTGTATATTGTTTTCAAGTCTAGCTTTTTCTTCTTCGTCTGGCTGTAGCTCTAAAAATATTCCAAAGTCATAAAGATGTAGTTCTTTCATTTCTTCTAATGTAGCAACATTGTGAGCACCTATAGCTTGTATAAAAGCATCAGCTGTTGGAGAATATTCTAATATATCAGATATTCTAAGTGATAAACACTCCGCTGTTTCAGCTGTTAAAAATAAACCAGCCTGCAATATATGCCTAGTAGCTGTATTACTATTTGCCGCGGCTAATTTTTGTACACCAACTAAAGCGTTTTTATCTGGCATACTACCATCTCTAGCTTCATTTAATCCGGTTACATCACGTATCATTTGTAAGTAGTAATTATAATTAGCAATTAAAGCTTGCATTTTATTACCACCACTACCACTTGTTATTTCTTGAATAGGTACTTTACCAGGATTCATATCACCCTCACTTGTAAATGATCTACCAATAACACTACCTGTTTGGAAAAACATATTTAAAGCTTCTTGCGGGTTGTAATTAGTACCATTACCTAAATCAACTTCAGCTAAACCATCGGCATCTAAATAAACACCATCTGGTACCATACGCGACATTACTTGTTGTAGTTTTAAATGTGTTAACTGTATCATATCAGCAAAACCAGTTATACGCTTAACTAGCGAGTCAATTCTACCATCATACATTCTAGGCGCAACAATAGCATAATTCATTTTTACTTTAGTGTAATCACTTTTTGGCCTCATCATATTACTAGCTATTTCCCATTTAAGTAATTTATCTGTACCTAAAATAACAGCACCTTCGTAAAGAACTTCTATAGATCTTAATAATCTTGAGTAACCACCTTCTTTGTTTTCAGGTGGATTAAAATTATCATCTTTAGGTATTATTTTATCAGCACCAGTACCAGTTTCTTTTATTTTATAAACTTCATTCATATAAGTTTTATAATTAAAATATAAAACTTGTATTTTATTATTATCTTCTTTATCTGAACTATACCTACTTCTATTACTGTTTCTGTGATAAGATTTGTTATTCATTATATCTTTTAAATCACTTTCTGTTAAATGTGGAAACTGCTTTGCCAATTCATTAACAGGTATTGATTTAACTTCTCCAACATAATATACATCTTCAAAGTAAGGTGAATCTGTATATGAATAAACTAAATCTGCTGGATCAACATAATCTATCGTAACACCTTCTGATGTTGTAAAATTTGTTTTAACAGCACCAATACCTAAAACTGTTAAATCATAATAAAATCGTTTTTTTGTTAACTCGTAATTGTTACCTTCAAATAATGTATTTAAAGCTTGTTCTTCCGCTAGTTCTACAGCTTGTTTATAAGTTAGCTGCATATGAAGTTGTAATTCTTCTGGTGTTTCTGGTAATTCTTTTTCTTCGCTTTCTCTAGTGTTTACACCAAAATTTTCAGCAGCAAATTGATCAAATTCTTTATACTGCATGTCATTAAGTATAGACTCCATGTACTTAGTTCTTTTTTCTATACCATTAGGTGATTGCGAAAAAGCTTTTATATCATATGTTCTTTCAGCTATACCATTTACCACTATATCTACAAATTTAGATATAATTGGTACTGGTTTCCAGTCTAAATTTAAATAGGACAAATCACCGTTTATAGATAACTCATCCTTATATTTTTGTATTGACTGCTCGCCTCTAGCGTATAATCTTAAATTATGAAAATTATTATAATTATTTCTATATCTACTATTATTCGCATCATTACTAAACCATTCCGCTTCTATAGCTTTAGCTATTTTTAAACCATAATCATAACTTAACTTTTCAGCATCACTAACCGTTTGGCTTGGAAAATAACTTTTACTAGAATATGCCATATTTATTTTATTATTTGTGAATTATTTCCTGCATTATTATACTTGGAAATATTTATGTTTAATTTTGGTTTTTCAACCTTTGGGTTTGGTGCGTATAAATGCCTATTGTTTGCCATTATAGCTAAACCAGAACTTATAGTTGCATCAAATTTTGTTCTTTTGTTTATATCAAATTTAGCCCAATCGTTTAACAACTCATTAAAATATAAATCACCAACGCTACCATCTTGCCGTAATCCAACGTGATCTTGTATGTACATTTCAATTGCTGCTGCGTGGGCTTGTTTTATATCTTCGCTAGAGTTAGGTATACCACCTATTTCTTTTTCTGCAACAGATAATTTATTCCAAACTTTATCTGGTCTATTCATACTAAATCCTCTGTACCCTCTACGTCTTAAATAGTACAACAACCTTGGTTTATTGTTCTCTGCTAGTATTGGCATACCATAAAAAACTAATGCCATTAATACATCTTCAAAGAATATTTCAGCTGTAGGTGGTCTTGATAAGTATTCTAAAAAGAAGCTGTTCGCAGGAGCGTCCTCCATACTAAACCTGGTTAAGCCGTGTAATGCTCCTTTAGATCCTTCTCCATCTACAGTCCCTGATATATCATAAGAGTCACAACCAAATGCTCCCATGTGTTCATTACCAGGATATTTTATACCGTTTTTAAGTACCACTCTATTTTGTAATCCAGATTTTGGAACCCAACTAACTTTAAATCTACCTTTTACATCTGGATAAAATATAACTTGAGAATCTTTAACTCCATTTACCCACTGAAAATTACCAGTTGTAATACCAAGTGTTCTAGACATCTCTTCGTTGTAATCTATTTGCTCGTATATTTTTGTTAAATTAAATATACTGTTTTTTGTTTCATCTCTAAACGCATGCTCTTCAGTTCTAGGAAATTGTCTGTAAAATTCATTTAAAGCGTCTTGATCATCTTTTAAACCATCTACTTCGTTTTGCCAATTATCTACTACACCTATATCTATTAGTTCACCATCTGGGGCAAACATGTCGACGTTAGGAGTAGAGAATACTGGAACTCCGTACTCGTCAATAAATCCTTCGTAGTTCCATTCCATTGGGATAAACAAAGAATATAAACCAGATTTTGTCTGACCATTTCTATTTCTTTTAGTGACATCTGATGCATTGTATAGTTTTTTAAAATTGTCTCCACCTTTATCTAGTGCGTTTGAAGTTGAGCCCATCATACATTTACCTATAATCCTACTACCTAACCGTAAACATGTTTTTGTAACTCTCCAGTTATTTAAAATATTATCGGGTCTTTCCCATTTGCCGCTTTCATCATGTACTAATAACGCTAGTTTCTCACCATCATAACTATTATCTCCTGTATTTTTCCAGTCAATAGTTGTATCTAAACCTTCTAGCTCTTCTAGCTTTTCGTTGCTAGTTATTTTTTTTCTTGTAAACTTGCTAGCTGGCACTCTATATGCTAACTCTGTTTTAGGTCTATCCATACCATCTTGAATAGGTTTAAAGAAAAATGGATAATTTATACTAATTGGTACTACTTTATCCGTAAACATTTTTTTAGCATCAGCACCTGTTTTAGATAGTATACCATATCTACTATCACTTGCAAGAGTAGCTAAATTAACTGTTTCGGCAGAACTCATAAAAGAAAAACCACTACGTCTGTTTTTTAAATAACACATACCATAGCATCTTTTGTCTGCCTTGCAGGCTTCCCAAAATATAAAGAACAATCTATTTGCTTCTCTAAAATCAGGCGCACCAACGTCAATTTTACTCCACTGTAAATACATGTAGTGCGCTCCTACTATATAAGTTGGTTTACCGTTATTCATAAACCAAAAACCTTCTTCTCTACGTTTAAATTCTTCGTCTATATAGCTGTACCACTGTTCTTTTTGTTCTTCTGGATACGCTCTCCAATCAAATATGTTTTTTAACCTAGCTAGCTCTTTTGGATACTCTAATTTTTGCCACTTGTTTTTAGGGTGCACGTACACTGATTTCGGTTCAGCCGGCAACCCAATTCGCAGATTTTGAATCTCCACCACTTGTCCAATTTTTCCAGTTTTAGAGATAACCACGATGTCATGTTCTTTATCATATCCATATTTCCATTTTTTAGATTTGTTAAGACGACTAATAGTCGTTCGTTTAATAGGTTCTATTATTTTAACTAAACTTTGCTCGTACATTACTTAGATCTACCTTCTGCGAATCCTTTAAAAGCTTTTTTCTCTGTCTCTTTAGGTGTTTTGCCCTCAAGTAGTTGTTCTTCTTCTTGGATTCTGTTAAGTATTTCAAATGCGTCAAATATAGCTAGTTTTTTAGTAGCTGCCGCGTTTTTAAGTCTATCTGCTGATATATCATCGTCTGAATCTACTATTGCTTCTCTAGCTACCTTAATCAGCTCTTCAACTGCTTTGTGCCCAGCTTGGATTATATTCTTCTTCGTCTCCTTGATATTCATATTTAATTGTAATAAAATTAGATAAAACTCTATATAGTCTTTCACCATCTACTATAAACTCATATTCACTATTTGGCATAAAACCAACTAGTTCATTAACCTTTACTGTACCGTCTGAATATTTAACAACACCTTGTAATGGTTTTTCAGATTCAATATTAAATTGATCTACTGCTTTTAAAGGTTTTACAAAACAATAACCTTTTGGAGCTATCCACTTATCATTTCTTTTGTACAAAAAGATTTGATCGTAGTTTATAAAATAAGTAGATTCGTCAAAGTAACTTCTACTATTTTTTTCTACACCACTCATGTCGTGCCATCTACGAAATACATTGTGGTGTACTACAACTGTATCCCCAGCTTTTATATCTGTCTCACCAACAATTGGAGTTGATACGACAATAGCTTCTCTATTTACATATTGATGATTAAATATTTCAGTGTTAACTATCAACTCTGAGTCTCCAATCTTTTTTTTATTGTTATATCTTTTTCCTTTTGGTGTTACAACAAAGTTGTAAACACTTTTCATTAGTACTCTAGGTTATATTCTACAGATACAGCCATATTTTTGTTAAAGTCTTTCCAAGGTAGTACATCTTTTTTCTTTTTAATATATATAGAAAACTTATCGTCTTCTTCTATAATATCGCAAATAGTATGTCCACCGTAAACCTCTTGACCAACAGCATAGTGCATAGCGTCGTTCTTATAGTCTTTACCAATACTAATCTTCCTTATTAACTTCGCCATTTTCTTTTGGATAATTTATAATACCATCTTGAATGTTAATGTCAGAAGTTCCATAATCTTTTTCAAATTCTTTTCTTAACTCTCCAACACCTTCTTGTAAAGCAGATATATGGTGTAGTAACGCGTGTTTTCTAGTTTCTACTTGACCTATTTCTATTTGAGATTTATTTATATCATTAATAAGCTTTTGAACTTTTTCTAATTGTTCTTTAGTTATTTTTTCTGCTTTTGGTTTTAAGTCTACTACTTCTTCTTTTTTTGTCATTTTATTTAATTTAAGTTAATTTAATTTATTTTAATATTCTAACCCAAGTCTTAATTCTATTGGATTTTTTAATATTAGATGTTCGTCGTCATCTATTTGTGCACTAACATCTTTTACTGTCATTGTTGTTGCGCTATCTACAGATACAACCTCCATTTCAACTGTACCTGTGTGACCTATTACTATATCACCAGGTTGAAAAACATTTCTAGGATCTGTGCCATCTGTTGTTATTTGAACTGCTGCTGTAGAAGCCGCTTGATTACTACCCATGTTAAGAAGTACATCTGTACCATAATCCTGTGCAGCGCCGTGGGCAGTTGCCATCATGTATATTGTTTGAAAACCTGTCCTAGTAACATGTGGTTCTCCTTCTAAAAATACAGTAAAACCTCCGTCACCTACATAATCACCGCCATCAGCCTTACCACCAGCTTGATATGTATTATAAGTAGTGTCTCCATTTAACATAGTTTCTGACGCGTCTATAGCAAAAAAACCTATTAAGTTTCTTCTAAATGTAGCCGCAATAGCTGTTGAACTAGCAGCATGAGCAGTTAAATCAGCTGGTGCAACGCTGTTTATACCTTTAGCAAAGTAAAGCTCTATATCCGAATTATTACCAGTGCTACCGTTTATACCTATTAACGTAAAAAATAGCGATCTTAACTCAACACAACCTACGGGTATTTCTATTGGTACCCAGTTAAAAAGTATATCATTACCACCACTAGCACCCGCAAACGTATGAATAATATCTGGTTTTACTGTTTTTAAAATTTTATTTCTTGAAATCATTTTTTTATTTTTTTACTTTTTCTAGTGATCTACCGCCAAAATAAGCGCCAATCACAGTTATTAATACTAATTGCAAAAGGTCTATATAAGAATCTTTTACGTTAAATTTTAATGCACCAGCATCAATAAATATTAATAGCATGGTGCATACTATTAAAAATATTAAAACCATTGGCCTAACATTTTTACTAAGCCATGAATCAGATTTTAAATCTACTTCCCAACGAGCTGTAATATTTTTTTCCATTTCAACTTCGTAGTTAGCAATTAATTCTTTTATTTTTCTTTCTGCCTCTAACTTCTCTTCCTTTGATGTGTGTAAATTATCTATAACACCACCTACTCCTTTCACAAGGTCTGCCGCTCCACCAGAAAATAATTTACCTAACATATTATTTGTTTTTTACTTTTTCAAACGAACTGATACCAAAGCATCCTAGTGTTACCCAAACAAATGAATTATATATTACTTCATTTATTACTAGTTCTCCATCTACGAATATAAAACTAGTTACAAGATCTGCTATAGCAAATAATACCATTACCACAAAAGATGCAAATCCTACTATATTTTTTTCGTTAATTTCGTTTTTATCTTTAAATAAGCTCCACATATTATACTGTTCCGTTTTCGTTTCTGTTATTAGCTTCTTTTTCCCACGGGAAATCTTCGCTACCCGCTTCTCTCGCAACACCATCTACAATTATCATATCTTTACCATTTATAGTTTGTCTTGGATATACTTTACCATTATATGTTACACTATCATCAGTATAAGCAAGTTTACCAAGCTTCATATCTGTAGAGTGACGCATTTCATGGTTTATCACTTGTCTTTCTTCTTGACTACCTGGTATTATTTTATCACTTATATATATACTACCATCCATGTTTGCCTCACCTAGTATACCTTCGTCTAGTGGCTTTCTTATAACAGGTGTACCAGGTATCGAAGATTCATCACCGGCATCTACGCCAAAACGCATTTTTGTTTTAATTTCACCGCGAATAGCATAATTACCTTTTCTTGATCCTAGTTTAAATCCCATTATTTTTTCTTTTTCATATTATATTCAACAATAGGTTCGTCGCCTTGAGATTTAGGGTTTGAAAAATATTGAAATTCAGATATACCTTTTCTTGATCTTGCTTGCTTAGATCTTAGTTTTGACATATCTGTTTTGTTACCAAAGTTAAATTTATTTTTGTCTAGCTTAAATGGTCCTTTTTTCATCTATCTTTATCTTTTATCATATCGTCTATAGCTTTATTGTAAACTTTATCTGTATATGATTTATTTTTATAAAATACACTTCGTTCTGAAGTGGGTAAGTCTTCCTCACCTAATAGGATACGATATATCCTACTAATCATTTGAGAGCATTTCCACGAGGTTTTAAATACAGAGTACATTATAGTGGTTCTATTACGATGCCTCCATACATCAATCCAACCCTCGCTTCTTAATCTGTCCCATCTTGCTTTATCCCACGAATATGTGTAAACTCCGTTGATAAAATCGTTTCGTGTAAATCTTCCTTTACAATCTAAATAAATTAATAATTCTAAATCTGCATCTTTTAACCCGTAAGTTTTACAGACCCACTTTCTAGTGAGCCTGTAATACTTAAGGATGTTCATCTCACGCAGATCCTGCGCGGTTAGTCGCATTTACTACGAGTCAATAGCTAATGTACAGCTAAGTATGTTAGCGTGAGCAAACACAGAGTTTACGTCATCACAAACAGTAATGTGACCTTGAGCTTTGTTATTAGCTTTAGCTCCTGCAAATTTTTCTGCTAAAGCTTTAAATACTGTTAATTCAGTATCAGCAGTAACAGTTAGCGTGATAATATCAGCGGCAGAACCGTCAGTACCACCACTACCAATTGAACTTTCAAATTTTACCAATATAGTACCGTCTCCAGCTACAGTCATACCATACATTCTAGATAATGGATAACAAGCAGCGTCGTCAGCAGCATCGATAAAAATTAATAATGGATCTATCATTTTTTTAATTTTTTTAGTTAATAATTTATTTTAAGTTTTGAGTTTAAGGTTTTGGTTTATAGTTTAGGTTTAATCTACTAAAACCACGTCACCATCACGAATAACTCTATAAAGAGTATCTTTCCATGATATGTCGTGCCCAGCATGTTTATCGTAATATATCGTATCTCCATCTTTTAATCCTTCAACTAAATTACCACACGATATTATTTTTGCCTTTAAATACCTATTGTCAACATCAGTATCATCTGTCATTATAAGACCAGCAACCTTTTTAGGTTCTGTCTTTATCTTATCTACTATTATATATCTATTGATTGCTTTCATTCATTCTCATATTTGAAATTACACAATCTGCAGATATAATCGTTGATACTACACTTACTGCATTTTTAAGTGCTGACTTAGTGACAAGTACTGGATCTATAATACCAGACTTAATCATGTCAACTGCTTCACCAGTTACAACATCAATACCATTACCTTCTATAATATTAACGTTTAATGCTAAACCAGCGTTGCTTAGTATTGTTTTGTAAGGTGCCCTTATGGCTTCTAATAATATTTTTTCACCTACCGCTTTAGCGGTGATTTTTTGAGCTGCATTAAGAAGGGCAACACCACCGCCCGGTACTATACCCTCTTTTAACGCGGCTTTTGTTGCGTAGATAGCATCTTCGACTCTATCTTTCTTTTCTTTTAACTCTACCTTAGAATCAGCACCAACTTTTATCATACCTACACTACCTGATAGCATAGCTAGTCTTTGTCGGTGTTTCTTTTGTATAAATGGGTTTTTCTCCCACTTATCTATAGTTTTCTTAATACTCTCTATTCTTTCTTCCATTTCGTCTTCTGGAGTATCTATAGTAAGAACAGTATTTTTATCATCAGTTATAGCGGTGTGGGCTTCACCTAAACAATCAATATCTATTAAATCAAGATCATCGCCTAGTTGCTCATTAATTACTTTTGCCCCAACTAAAAAAGCTAAATCTTCAACAGTATCTTGTTTAGTAGGACCAAAACCTGGTAAATCAACGATGTTTACTTTAATATTACCTTTTACTTTATTCATACATAAAGCAGCTTTAACTTGTTGATCAACCGGTGCAACTATAAGTAACGCACGTTTATTTTTGATAACATGTTCTAATACTGTTTGTATTCTTCTTATGTTTGGTATTTCTGAAGATACTATTAATACTAATGGGTTTTCAAGCTCACAAACTTGCTTGTCCTTATCAGTAACAAAATGTGGAGATGTGAGTCCTGAGTCGATCTGCACGCCGTCAACTACTTCGACGTATGTCTCTTCAGTTGGAGACTCTTCCATTAATACCACACCATCTTTACCTACTTTAGTATAAGCTTCTGCTATAATCTTTCCTAGTTCCGCGTCATTATTGCAACTTATTGAACTAACAGATTCCAGCATATCGCCCTCGATCTTGACAGAAATCTTATCTAGGTAATCATTTACCTTTTTTAAACCGGATTTAATACCGCTTTTAATTTCTCTCGTGTTAATATCACATGTATTAACTTCTTTTAGTAGTGATTCAGCAAGGACGGTAGCTGTAGTAGTACCATCACCTGCTTCTCTCACTGTATTTCTAGCAGCTTCTTTAATAAGGGTAGCACCCATATTTTCAACCGGATCAAACAAGACAACTGATTCTGCTACAGTTACACCGTCTTTTGTTATCACCGGGTTTCCACGTGCATCTTCGTATATTACACACTTTCCAGATGCACCTAATGTGGATTTTACTGCTTTTGCTAGCTTTTCAACACCAGCAACTACCTTTTTGTTAGCAATATTGCCAAAATTTATGTCTTTGACAATCTCACTAGGCTGATTGTATTCCATATTAAATTAAATTTGATTAAATTTTGCTCTATTCGAACGTTTTTACTACTTTTGGGCCTTTTGTAGCCTCTAATTTTTTTGAGAAATGGTCGATGCTGCCATCAATTGCTGCTTCAGCACCTTCTAAGGTCTCTCTACGCGTTACATCATGCCAATTTTTATCATTTTCTGGATCATTTACTTCAGTTT